TTCAAATGCCGATACAAGCACTGGTCTTGTTAAAGTTGCACCAGTTGATAAAGCATATGTTGTTGCTGCTGTTGATGATTCAAGTTTATTATTTAATTGTGTTTGAATAGCAGATGTTACTCCATCAAGATATCCTAGTTCTGTTGACGATACGTTTCCAATTGAAGTAGTTGATGGAAGAGTTACTGTTCCAAGTAAGGTAGCACCAGTAATTGGTGCATAGGTTAAAGCAGCTGTCGAAGAAGCAAGCTTTGTATCAATTTGTGTCTGAATTGCTGAAGTTACACCGTCAAGATACTGAATCTCTGTATTTGAAACATTGCCAATTGTTGCTGAATCAAGTTCTATAGAACCAGCCTTTAAGGTCGCATATGTTAATCCAGCACCAGAAAAGTTAACTACTCCATTTGTAGGTTCTACTTCTAGACCAGTAAAGAATTTTACTTTACCGTCTGATGCATCTCGTACAACACCTGTATATCTTGTAGCTCCACCAACGCCATATTCTCCAACTACTCCAAGATCTACTGCGTCAGTTACATTTCCGTCACCAACACGAACTTGTGGATCTGTTACTGTAAGAGTTGTTGTAGTAAGTGTTGTTCCTGTTCCACCGAAAGTAATATCACCTTGAATATTTACGTCACCTTGAATACCTACACCACCAACTACTGTTAAAGCTCCTGTAGTAGGAGAAGTTGAAGGGGTTGGAATTTCAATATGAACGTTTACGTCAGGTGTGATAACCATCTGTGTATTATCTGAAGCAAGTCCGCCTGCTGCAAAAATAATCTTATTTTGAGTTCCTGTAGAGTCTGTTGCTAGAACAAGATTTCCTCTGTCATTTCCATCTTGACCAGAACCTGACATGAAGATATAGCCATCACCCTTACCTGTAATAGTAAAATCTGGATCAGCAAAGTTAGTTGAAGTAATGCCCATATCAATCCAACCAGATGAATCTGTTCCATCATTAGTATACATAATAATATCTGTAGAAGCATTAGCTCCATTATTTGTATTTCTAAATGCTATTTGTGCATAATCATTTGCACTTACCTGTGCAACAATTGTAGGATTTGTAAGAGTGTTACTAAATGTTTCTGCGCCAGTGCCAAGCCAAATACTGTTCCAAGCGCTTGCAACGCCTTAGCAACATAGACTAGGTCTTGTGCAGAATAGGCGGAAGCTGCGAGAGAGGATGATATTTCACTCTTGATCGCTTCTACTTGAGTACTTAAATTTGAATAGTTTGGCATTTTTGTCTCCTACGATATTATAGCATTCTGGTGGTATTAATCAAATATCCCTAGGCCTAGCTCAATACTGATTAGGCGGGTATTTAGGGAATTTGTAGTTGTTAGAGTTGCTAATTGTGAGGTATCAGCAATTCCATGTACATCTGTAGTATCTGGTATATGACTATCTATTGATGCCGACGAATCATAAATACCATTTACTGAAAATGATAAATCTGCGCTATTTCCACGAACCCATATTGAGTCCCCGTCCGAAATAGCAAATCTGTGTGTTTCAATTGCGTTGGCTGCTGGAACTGGGACGTCATAAACAATATATCCATATTGTGAGGCTAAGGTTGCTCCTGAAGGAACCACCCAGACTCTTGCTGTCTGTTCTGTTACAGCCTTATTTGTAATAATTACTGAGCAAAGATAGGTGGCATTTGTAGCTGTAAAAACAGAAGCATTTGTATTTGCTGCTGGATTAGAAATACCTAAGCGTCTAATTGCCATATTATGATCCTAACCACCAAGAATTTGTGAGGCTGCCGCCAGTTCCTGATCCGCCGCCACCCCCAGATGATTCAAGGACAACTCTGTTATTTGTATCATCATATGTTGCTGTTACGTTTGTATGATAAGCATGAGCAAAAAGCGGGGCAATAAAATCTTGAACCTGCTCTTGCGTTAAAGGAATTCCAGTTAGGCTAAGTCTTCCAGTATTATCGTCATATGCTACAGTTATATTGCTATGAGTAGCACTTGTAAACATTAAAGCGGTAGTGTCTTGAATTTTTTCATCAAGATTTAACTGTGATGCTGGTACAAATCCATCTGAACCAAGGGATGCTACTCCGTCTGGATTTCCAACATCTGCAATTGGAACATAGCCATTAATTGCATCTGTTAAAGTATTATTTAAAGAAGTAGTTGTTACAACGTCTGGTCCTGTAGAAAAATTAAGTTTTCCATTAGTGTCGTTATATTCAACTACTATATTAGTTTCAGTATTACCTGAGACCATTCCTCCAACAATATCCTGAATTGCTTCTGTATCAACAGAAGCGTTTTCAAGTGTTCTAACCCTGTAGTCTAGGGAAGTTGTGACTGCCGAGTTGTCTGCGCCTACCTTGGCCTGTAAGGCCTCAATGGCATCGTTAGCATCAGCATGCTGTTGGGCATGGGAAGGATTTGCAACCGAACTATTTGAAGCAGGGTTGGTGAAAGAATCCAGACTAGCTGGGAAATTTACTGCCATATGCTATATACTCCTTCCCTAATTATACCCTTAAAAAAATCTAAATACTACCACTTTTCTACTGGACATGTGGCGTTTGGCAACTTAGTTTTCATAGCCATAATACAGCCACATTTTTTGCATTGCCCTGTTACTTTTAAGAAATGTTCACAGGATCTACAGATATCCATTCTTTCTATAGCCACTGAGTCTTCTACACGACCTATATTTTTATTTAAAAGGTCCCATGGCTTGGCTGACCTATCTTCACTCATATAAATCCAAGTTTGCATTAATTACGCAACGCATAGAATTTTTTGTAGGCGGGGTAATTGCATGAAAGTGTTCTCCACTTACAATAAAAGCAGAACCTCTTTTAGGGGTTATTTTTTTCATAATAGTAAGCTCTTCTGGGCCAATTTTTTTACCAGTATACTTTTGGTCAAAAAGTACGGTGTCTCCATCTGAATCATTAATATAATACAAAAATATTAGGTGTGGTTGAGAGTCGTAGTTTTTATCTACATGTGGGTATAGATGATTACCGCTTTCAGACCATGGAGTTGCATTTAACTTTACTCTGCCAAGCTTTTTATATTCTATCCCATGCTTTTCACATAGTTTATCTATAAGAGATTTAAAAACAATCATTGCCTGACTATTTTCTCTGATTCCAGCCGAAAAATATGGAACATCTTTAACTTTAACATCAACTACACCTGGATGATCAACATCGCTTTGTGTAGCATTTGTTCTACCTTGTGTAAATGGAAAAAATGCCCACCCTATCTCTTGGCTGAAGAAGGTTTTTTCAACATTTAAAATTTCTTCTTCAGTTAAAAAGTTATCGTCATAAAGAAACATTATCTATAACCCTCCCCGTTATGGTCGTCTGGATATTGATATGGCACAGACTCTTTATATCTATTAATTTCTGGAATATTAGATTCTATTTTATCTAGTAAGTCTTCAAAGCTTAGCGGAACCATAGTTTTTGATAGCATAAATAACTTATCTTTAACCAAGTCATGTAGTGCAACTGCATCTTTTTCATTTAAATTAACATTTAAGAAATGTATGTACAGGTCTGGAATTATATTACGATCATTAGATCTAATAATTGTAGTTTCGTATTTATTATTTATAAGCTTTATAGTTAAAAGGCCTATATAGTATTTGTTTGGAAACTCTATGAAGTTTTTTATTTGCCAGTGTCTAATTGTAGGATCGTGTGTCATTATTGCTCCAATGCATCTCTATGTCTTCTATGTTCTGTCCAAAATGTAGATATTGTATATCTAGTACCATTTAAAACTCTATTAACACCGTGTGCATGATTTATATCTCCTGGGAAGAATGCTAGCATTTTTGGCTTTACATCTATTGTTACTCCGTGTTGCGGGAAATGAATTTCTCCTCCATCAAAATCATCATTGAGATATAAAACACATCCCACCTGTCTCCAATTGTATATGTGTGGCTCTCCACCAAAATTTTCATCGTCGGCATGAGCTGGCTGAACATATCCATGTGGCCATTTAATTAGATTAAGACTATCAGCATATATCTCATCAAGACCGTAGACTTCTAGTATTTTATTTTTGATTCTTTTTCTAATATCTATAAGGAGATTAAATATCTCAACATCCTTTTCTTCACCAAACCCTAGGTCTTTTCTTACAAGGCTTGCTGCTCCTAGATATCTGTCTGCCCACTGCTTTTTTGTATCAACCTTGATGTTTCCAGCATCCCATGAATTTTTTTCATCGAGCAGCTTCTGGTACTCTACAATCTTATTATTTTCTTCATCAGATATAAAATCATGAATAACTATAATATCTTCTTTAGCCATTACTTCTCCATCTATTCAAAACACTCTCACAGAATGTATCTTTTGATCCGTACTCCCAGAATTCTAGTATACTATATCTTACCCCGCTTGTCACGGCCTTTACGCCATGCATATACTCAAATGTCGACGGGAATAGAATTAACTTATTAGGCTTTGGCTCTACCTCAACATTTTGATTTGGAAACCATAAATTTCCACCAGTAAATTGATCATTTAAATAAAGCAGGGACGAGAATTTTCTATGAGAAGTTCCATTATAATTTCCATCATTATCAGTAGAGTCAGAGTGTGGTGGTGCATCTGGTTGAGGAAAAGTCCTTTGAAATTGAATTTGATCTGAATGTAATTCCCCCTCAACATTAAAATGATTATTTATTTCATTTTTAGTCATATCGTGTAATTTTGAAATAACATTAAATACTTCTGTTCTTTGTATATCTATGTTAAATATATTTACAATTCTTCTATCCCATAATGGAGATTTTTGTTTTTGCCAGTCATTGCTATTTTCTATAAAATTTCTAAGAACTAAGTAATCTTCTTGTGTTAAAAAGTTTTCGTACTGTAATATCATAGTTTACCAGCGCATTCATAACAAATAATATTGTGTGCTAGCATTCCTTTAACAAAGTAAACATCTTTTGGTTCGGTATCAATATTTATTGTTTCTACCTGTTCAAATATTTCTTCTTTAGAAATAACCTCTACTTCTTGTAGGTTTTCATCTAGGATATAATCTCCAACATTGAGTGCTGCAACTGATATAAATCTCCAATCGCTATCTGCTGTTCTTGAGAAAATCAAATGCTCCCAGGTTATATTGATTAAATTATTAATCTTAAAGTAACTTGAGAATGAATCATACATCTTTCCAGTAACTGTAGATATTATTGGCTGAATCCTACTAATATCAGAAATTGACCAGTTATCTACATAGTTTGGATATTCTTCGTCTGGAAGAGTTGGAATATTAGCTCCAACAATTTGGTCTCCAATAGCAAGATCTTCCATCTTCTTGTATGTACCATCAGCCATTAATATCTCAGTTCCAAATACAAAACATCCTCCTCCGCCACCGCTTGGTGGGTTACTGTAAACAGGAGGATTGTCGTATACAGGAGGATTACTATAAACTGGAGGATTGTCATAAACGGGTGGGTTATCGTAAACGGGAGGATTACTATAAACTGGTGGCGGGTTGTCATAAACAGGCGGGTTGCTATAAACAGGCGGGTTACTATAAACTGGTGGCGGGTTGTCATAAACAGGCGGGTTGCTATAAACAGGCGGGTTACTATAAACTGGTGGATTATTGTAAGGTGCTACATAAGTATAATAAACATAAGGAACATTTTCTCCATACAAAAGAGTGCTGTCTGCAGCTACAGCTTGACTTGCAATTTTTGCATCATCAGAAGAAGTTGAAGTATTTGTAGAAGACTCAGAATATGAAAATCCACGAGCAGTAAGTTCTGCTTGTGCCTGAGATCTAGTTAATCCAGATAAATTTGGAACCTGTCTTTTCCGTCTGCCATGTCTGCCAAAGAATCTAGCCATATCATGCGCTCAAATCGCCCATTAAAACCCAAGAGTTAAGAGCTCTTTTAACTAATGTGGCGGAACTCCATTGTGTTCTTAATTTTAGCCCTGGTGTGGCATTAACTGTAAATCCATTACCAGCAACTGTTACCTGAGAAGATCCTGTCTGAAGGATATTACATGTAAATCCAATTGGGAAAGATGCAGAGTCTGTAATAGTTAAAGTTCCGCCGCCTGACATTTCTATCATCTTATCTAAATCTAATACGTTTAATGTGTAGCTTGAAGTTTGTGCATTTATTGTAACAATCTCATCAGACTTTAAATCAACATCTGACTGCTTTGCCAACTTATACCAGGCTCCAGCATGTGCAAAATATGCTGCCCCTGTACCATGTACGTGGGCAAACATGCCATGCTTATCAGCTGCTGCTGGCAAATCTGATTCATTAGCGTAATGTTCCCAATGTAAATCAGAGCTAGCTATGGTCTCTGTTGGAAGCGTTACTGTTCCTGTAAATGTAGGAGATACTAATGGAGCATAAGTAGATGCCGCATTTGTTTGTGTTAAATAAGTAGATGATGCAGCTGTTGAGTCAAGTTTATTGCCTAACGCTGTTGTTATTGTTGTAGCATAGTTAGGATCATCTCCTAAAGCTGCAGCCAATTCATTTAATGTATTTAAAGTAGTTGGAGCGGAATCAACAAGATTTGATATAGCTGTTCCAACATATGTTTCTGTAGCATATCCAGTTAAACTAGGAATAGTGGGTTTGTTTGTAAGATCATTATATGAACCACTAAATAGTGTTGGTTTATTTGTTAAATCATTATATGATCCACTAAAAAGTTCAGAATCTCTTGCAATTGTTGACGGGATATAGGCATCTGGAATTAAAGAATTTTCATCAAGAGGTGCAACACCGTCTGGATTTCCTACATCAGCAACTGCAACATATCCTGTAGACGGATTTGTTAAAGTATTATTTAGACTTGTTGTTGTTACTACATCTGGACCAGTTGCTAAACTTATTGAATTTAAATTATCATTATATGTAACCGTTATATTTGAATGTATGCCATTTGATAATGCTGTTGATATTGCATCTTGTGCTAATTCACTTATCTGTGTAGATGTTAAAGTAAGTCCAGAAAGAGAATTCCATAAAGAAGTTCCGTTTCCAACTTTAAGAATATTATTTGATGTGTCTAATCCAAGTTCGCCTGCTAGTAGGGCGGTGGTAGAAGCAGTCCATTGTGCTGACGTTCCACGTTTAATTAATATCTTTGGCATTAAGGAGTACCACCATCAATTATTCCTGGACTTGGAACAGTTGTTGCTTCAACAGAATATACTGCACCATCATATGTATGAACATGTTCTAGTAATCCTGTTATTGCTCCTCCAACTGGATTCCAAGATGTTCCGTCAAAATATCTTAATTCATCGTTTGATGTATTATAATATATATCGCCAACTCTACCAGTTGATGGATCTGCGTCAAGCGCTACTGCATGTAAAGGGACTAATCTTTTTACAGACATTTACTGCCCCCTTTATCCTACGATAACTACTTTATATGCTCCAGAAGCAGGTGCTGCTGTAAATCCTATTGTCACCTGACTTGTAGAATTTCTTACTACATCTGTTTCTACTGTATCGTATGTTGTTGCATCATAAACCTGAACCTGAACTTCACGAGTTCCAAGGTTGTGTGTGATTGCGTATGTTAAAGCTGCTCCGTCACCGATTGTAGCTACATATTTACGAGCTATATCGTGATAAGATCCTCCAACAAGTCCTATCTGCCACTTATCTGCTGTTTCGTTCCATAGAAGTTCAGCGTCTGCTTCAATTCCACGGTGTACAACAATTCCAGCATCAAGAGAAGGTGAGTTCTCTTCTGGCATATCAGAGTTAAGGTTTACCTTATTATCTGAGATATTTACTTGTGTTGAGTTTACTGTATTAATTACACCAGTAACGTTTAGGTCTCCGCCTACGTTAAGGTTATTAGTAATTGTTACATCTGATGGCAATCCGATTGTTACTGTAGCTGACTCTGATCCAGAACCTGTAACTTCAATTTCATTTGCGGTTCCAGCAATTGTTGCTACATAGTTACCAGTTGTCTGTGTACCAAGATTTACGTTCTTGATAGAGACTGCGCCTGATGCTACTGTAAAGTCTGCGTCTGCAAATGATGCGACACCCTTATTAGTTGTGCTTGCATCTTCACCAGCAATTGTAATTGTGTTGTTTGTTACCGCAACATCAATTCCTTCTCCACCAGATATTGTTAATGTATCTGTAAGAAGATTTACTGTGTCAGTTCCTGTATCGCCTGCGATTGAAAGTGTTGTTGCTACGCTTACAGTTCCTGCTGCTGTCAAACGACCTTGAGCATCTACTGTAAATGTAGGAATTTCTGTTGTTGATCCGTAAGATCCTGGTGTTACTGCTGTATTATCTAGGTCTATTGTT